ACGCGGCCCACCAGGGGCTTGTCCCGTGCCATGTTCTGCCGTTGGACAGCTAAATCGTAAGCGGTGAGGTAACCATTGTAATCTCCTGGGGACGGGTTGCACCGCAGGCAGTAGCGGTAGCGCTCCGTTTCCACGATGTAGCCATAGTTTTGTACATAGCCGCCGTCGATTTTGCCGCCGTGGTTATAGCAGAAACGCTCCATCGCGAAGCGGCTTTTCAGCACATCCTCTCGCAGCGTGTTCACGATCTGCTGCAGCTCCGCCTTGAACGCAGGGCTGTTCAGTTCCTCTGGGCCACGGGGCCACCAGGTATGCCAGAACTCGTTTCCGCTGCGGCCAAAGTCCATGCGGACACAGCCGACAGCGCCAAGACGCTTATTTTCTTCGGGGTGCTGGGCATAAAATAAGCCCGCCTCTTCCGGGCGGGCAGGTCGGATATGGAATTGTGTTACATCTTTCAAGGTTAAGATCTCCTTTCGGTGTAGAATTTGGCTTTACACATTACTGGGGATACGCTATGATGAGGTAAAGAAATCGAAATTTACGGAGCTGATGAAATGATTAGGAAATGTGTTGACAGTGATATAGATGCAGTGATGCAAATATGGTTAAATACGAATATTCAGGCACATAGTTTTATATCTCCTGATTACTGGAAAAACAACTTTGATGTGGTAAAAGAAATGCTTCCTCTCGCAGAAATATATGTGTATGAGGATGATTGTGCAAAGCAGATAGACGGATTCATAGGATTGAACGATAACTATATTGAAGGTATTTTCGTGAAAGAAGAAGCTCAATCAAAAGGAATTGGCAAACAACTGTTGGATTGTGCGAAGGAAGTCAAATCTACACTAAGATTAAGTGTTTATTGGAAAAATGAGAAAGCAATTAAATTTTATTTACGGGAGAAATTTAGCATTCAATCTGAAAATGTAGATGACAATACGGGAGAGAAGGAATTTATAATGGCATGGAAACATTAAATTCCAGTATGTAGAATTAAGAAAATCGGTATTTTGGAGGAGATAGATATAAAATGACCTTCCAATTAGTTTGTATAGAACCAAAAGAATTAACGCAATACAAGTCTGATATGCAGGAAGCATTTCAGAAAGGTTTTGAAGATGCTTTTGGGAAAACAGATGCTGTTATTCTGCCTGAAAAGGACATTGACCAGTCGGTGAATGCGGAGGGTTCTGCTGTCTATAAAGCTGTTGTCGATGGAGAAATGGTGGGCGGTGCTGTTGTTATTATCAATGAGAGTACACAGCATAACCATCTTGACCTGCTTTTTGTAAAGAACGGAGTTCAGAGCAATGGTATTGGTAAGAAAATATGGTTTGAATTGGAACGAATATATCCGAACACGAAAGTATGGGAAACCTGTACGCCGTACTTTGATAAGCGCAACATTCATTTTTATGTGAATGTCTGCGGCTTTCATATTACAGAATTTTTTAATGAAAAACATCCTATGCCGGATACACCGGACGATTTTGTCGGTGATGGCAATGAGGGAATGTTTGCGTTTAAAAAGCAAATGCGTCTATGAAATTCCAGTTTGTCTGCCTATCAAGCGGCTCGTTCCAAATGGATCGAGCCGCTTTTGCTTACATCATCCTCTGTCCCTGCCGCTGCTCCGAAAAGGGCGGCTCCAAGCGGCGCAGCAGGCCGAACTCTGTTTTTGTCACGCAGTCGTTTTCCATGCAGTCCTGACCGTATTTCTCAAAATCCATGTAGCCACGGCGCAGGGGTCTGCCTCACACCCGGTCTGCTTACACTTCAGTTCCGCCCGAATGATCATCGTGAAAGCCCTCCCATCACCATGTGGCTGCTCTGACCGCCGTTCATTACTTCCTCCATGCTGATATAGCCCTTATAGGCGATGTAACCTCGGTCGGTGAACATCCCGTCCTCCGCGTTCATGCGCTCCGTGCCATACTTTTCATAGTCATAAAAAGCGTCGAGATTTTCGTCATAGTCGAAATGCCCGGACTGCTGGATCATGTACTTGCCGTACTCCTCCGGTGTGCTGGCACTGGGGGCAAAATCAAACAGGTCGAGATTTTCTGCCAAATGTTTTGCCTGTTCCGCGGTATGTGGTCTTGCCATAACAGCTGCCGCAGCATATTTCCTGATACTCATGTCGGAAAACTCATCAAGTGCCTGCACCAGTGCATTGAGTTCACTGATGTCAACATGGTCCATGTCCAGCAGGTCAAGGACTTCGTGTGGGAGCCAGCTATCCTCCAAGCTCAGACGAATCTCCGATGGATCTGTGATGCCCCCGCGAAGGAGGGCGCGGTCGATTTCCTCCTGCACCATAGGGAGAAACATCCATGTGATGTGTTCTGTGTCCTCTGGCTCGGTTTTGGAGGTCACCGCAACGGTGATGGCGTTCGGCTCATAGTAATAGCAGGGGAAGATCCGACCATCGTAGACCTGTTCCAGCTTCATGCCGTTGTCGTAGACCACACCGTAGGGCGTGATCGTGCCGCCGCCGCTTTCAATGAGCCGTCTTGCCGTTTCCTCACTGTCCAGTTTGCTCAGTTCATCCACACTTGCGCTGCCGCCGTGCAGGTTCATGTAGTGGTCACGGCCAACAGCGGCGAGGTCGGAAAAGTCGGTGATGACCGTGGCCTGCTGGCAGCAGAAGGTCAGGTTGATGAGATCCTTCAGCTCGAAGAGTTCCAGCTTGTGGGCCATCGCCTGAAACTGCGCGGCCTCGCCGGTGTCGAAGCTGTCCAGCCGTTTGGCAAGGTAGTTCAGCTCCTCCACATTGACCGTAAGCATCTCCGCTCGTTTCAGGACAGTGTAGAAGCTGTCGATCTTTTCCACCTTGCAGTCCGCCTTGACCGCGCCGCCAATCTCCAGTGCCTCCAACAGCTCCATGCAGTGTGCGTACTGGTCATGCGGAATGGGGAATGGGATGGTCGCCACGCCGTATTCCGGGTGGCTGGGATTACTCAAAATTGCTTGAATCATCATTTGTGTTTTCCTCCAATCCGTTGATTTTGTTCATTCTGGTCCGCAGACAGGTCCCGTCCGCGCCCCAGCAGAGAAAGCCATGGCGGGGATAGCAAATTCGGTTCCAGCCTTTAACATTTCCCTGAACAACCAATGCAAGGACGAATGACATAAACACCATCCAACACCGGCAAAATTCAGATGATAGCGCACACGGGAATAACATTGCATAACAGAACCGCATAAAACCAATATCATGTTTCTGAAATAGAAAGGAATAAATCTTTTTCATCGGTATTCCCTCCCGGTCTTACGGTCTTTGATTTCGATACGGTTCAGAAGTTCAAACCCCGCTAAACGGGTGATGTACTTCAGGACGAAGATCAGGGTGTTCACCCGCTTCTGCTGTTCATCCTCGTCACGGATGATATTCTTTGTGCCGTGGTAGGCTGTCGGATCGTGATACCCTTCAGCATTTTCCCAAGGTTTAGGCATCGGTTTTCCCTCCTTCTTCTCTGTACCATTCTTCAATGTCACACCCAATGTCCTTTAGCTTTTTACGGGCCAACCACCCATCATCGGCCTGTTCCATCAGGTAATATTCCCGTAGCTTCAAGGTTTCGGCATAGAACAGTTTCCATGCCAGCTTCAGACGCTTTGGGCCAAATCCAAATTGGGTATGAAGCATCCACAGGATGGATGATTCTTTGTCCATGTCAAAGGCTCGATCATTTTCCACAATCTGTTTCTTGATTTCCTGATCCAAGGCCCGTTCTTCAGCTTTGTTGAACTGAACGGCGAAGATTTTACCACCGGACTTCTTAAACATCGGCATGGTATTCACTCCAAATATCATCGAAGCACACCGGAATCAGCCAATGAACCTTGTCCAACAGGATCAAGGCCACTTCCCGCATCTGCGGATGTGCGGCGGGTGAACAGCGCAACTTCAGGAAATGCCGCCATTCACGAATGTTGGCCGTCATGACCACTTCCGTTTTCAGGCTGTTGGGAAGAACCGAACGGGCTTCTTGCGGGGTAGCGCCGTTGTCGATCAGCCAGAAGTATTCGCATTCCGCCTTGAAACATGACGAAGCCCAATGATCATAAGAAGGCGTATTAGGTTTCCAGAAACAGGGTTCAATCACTGTGATTTCCTCACCGAACTTGCCCTTGCCGTAATTACAATAGCGGGTGGATTCCTGACAGTAAGAAGCCATCCGGTGGCGGACGATCTCATGAGAAACCCCACGATCACAAATAAACTTCACCGTGAAGGAACAATGTTCCAGAACCGCTTCATGCCCACGCTTGATGATCCCGGCAACGAACTTTTCAGCGGAACCTTCCGTGATCTTATCCTCGGACTTGTAGCAGACACGGCCACAATGTTCCAACCGCTTCAGAATGGTGGCCCCATCAATCGGGGTGATGAACTGCACATCAGGCTTGATAATTTTCATTGTTCTGCATCCTCCTTACAATCTGCCGGGTAAAACATATCATCGGTGCCGTTCTGTCTGTGAACACATTCATCACAGGGAAATTCATCCCCGAAGCGGTCACGGTGTTTGCATCGGCGGCACGGCTCCGAAGCCGCCTTGATTTTGGGAATTTTGGGAACCGGGGCCTTCATCCGTGTGGGAATATCCTGAAGTTCCGGGTGCTTGATCTCCATGTAAAGGGCAAACAGACAGTTCCAGCAAGCCGCCCGAAGGTGGGGTTCATCGTCCATCCCCATCATGTACTTGGCAAGGTGACGGAAGGCCGAATCAATCAGACTGTGAATGGGAATACCTTTTTCACAGTTCCGTTCACCATACTTCAAGGCCCCTTCTTCACAATGCTTGGAAACCTCCACCAAGGCTTCCCACGGAAGTAAATCCATGCGGCCTTTGCCGCTGTGCATATCACGAACAGCGCCGGTTCCAAACTCGGTGCGTTCACCGCTGTCTTTAATCATGCCAACCAGTCAACCTTTCTAAATTATTTTTCAATCCGGCCACAATCTCACGGGCTTCCATCGTACCCGTATGTTTTGCAATGGCTTCATTCCGCCGATCCGTCAAGAAATCACGATCCAGCGGGTGGCACTTTTCCAAATCAGCATTACACCGGTTGATTTCTTGAACCAAGGCTTCAGCACGGGCCTTCAGCCGGTCTAAACATTCCTGAAGAATGGCCTTCTGGTATTGGGCGATTGTTTGAATGTTATTTTTCAATTCAAGATCATCCCGATATTCAATAGCTGAATTGACATCAAGGCTGTGTTCGGTGCAAAAGGTTTCTGCATCAAACAGGCTATTGAATACTCGCCGCCCAACCTTAGCATAGGGAATGTTTTTGTTCTTGAACTTGGAATATTCGTGGGTCATTCAGCACCGTCCTTCTTTCCGGGGGATCATTTTCTCCATAGCGGCTATGTAGAAGTTTTTATCAACTTCAAAACCGTAAGCGTTGCGCCCCAATTCGTATGCGGCCCGAAGGGTTGTTCCACTTCCGGCAACAGGATCAATGACCACATCCCCAGGATCGGTGAAAACCTCAATCAGCCGTTTCAGAACTCCGACTGGTTTTTGGGTGGGATGGATTTTTGGATATTCCTTCCGGTTGTCCCTCTCCCAAGGGAACCAGTTGAAAACCATGTGTTTGTTCCCGTCAGGGCCGATGTTTCGGAACTTGGGAAGTTTATCCCGATACAGCACCACCGCAAATTCTGTGGCACCAACAATTTTCATGTTGGCCTTCAGAACTTGGGCGGAATAGTTCTTTGTAAAGAACAGCGGGTAAGACTTTTCAAACCCATATTTCTTCCCGTAGTCAATGACGGTTTGCATCTGCTCAAAGGCACAGAACACAATCATAGCCGGGGCCTGTCCTTTCTCCTTTGGTTCCTTCCGAAGAAGGCGGTTGCAGAAGTGCATATATTCCGCAATCTTGAAGGTGCCATCCGTATGAAAGAAGCTGGATTTTGCCAACTTACTTTCCCCGTTCTTGTTGTCGCCGCCCTGATACCACATAGGATTACTTGCGTAAGCATCAACCCCGATATTATAGGGAATATCAGCAATGACAAGTTGGGCTTTGGGAATATTGTACCTTTTGAAATTTTGAAAATTATCATGGTACAGTTCAATTTTAGTATCCATTGGTTATTCCTCACTTTCTTCTACAAACACCCGGCATTTCCCAAGGCGGCTGATCCACTTATCCACAATCACCAACCCACAACGCTTGGTGATCTGTCTGGAAAACTCGATGTTGGAAAGGGCTTGGAAGTTGTTTGCGATGCAATATTCCTTATACTTCCGGTAAACCGTCTTGGTAGGCTCATTCACAATGCAATCCAGCCCAATTTCTTTGATGAACCCAATAATGGGATTGTTGTTTTCCTCGTATTCGTCCAACTGCCCCTGAACTCTGCTGGATGTGGTGAACTGTGCGTTCCCAAGAACCCGCTTCAACCCCTGAAGGCCAAGCAAGGCCAGATATTCCATTGAACCCTGTTCACACAATTCATCCTTGATGAACGGGCGGAAGTCAGCATCATTGGGGGTGAACTTGGCATCGAAGGGAACGATCACTAAACGCCGCTGAACGGCTCCGGTTTTGTCCTTGATACGGGGAATATTGTTGGCGCTGAACAGGAACTTGGAATAATTGTTGAACTCAAATGGATCTTGGCCTTTGCGCTCCACATTCACCCGATCACCCGTGACCAGCTTCTTGAACACGGAAGCATTGGCAATAAATTCATCACCAATATCATCACCGATGTTTGCCAGCTTGCCGAACAGTTCAGCGGTTTTGAACCTATCGCCCAATTCCTTCAGGTCAAGGGAAGCAATGTTCTGATCTCCAAGAAGGTTCTTCACCACATGAAGGAAGGTGGATTTGCCGTTGCTCTTATCGCCAATCAGGATGAAGGCTTTGCCAAGTTCGTTGCGGCGGTACATACAATAGCCCACCATTTCTTCCAGCAAGGCCCGGACTTCAGGATCATCACAGGCCAGCCGGTTCAGGGTGTGATCCAACAGATCATCATGGGCGGCGGGATTGTACGGCCACGGGATTTTGTTTGTAATGACCACATCCGGGGTGAACTCTTTGAAGGAACCATCCCGGATATTGTAAAGGCCGTTGCTGAAAGCAATGATATTCGGGTTGGTGGCCTTGGTGTTTTCCTCAATCATGATTTCCAGATAGGACAGAACTTCTGAACGCCACGCCCGTTTCAGGTTGCTGATCAGCTTGATCATGGCCCCTTCAATCTCACCGGCACCGGAAACATAGATACCATCCTTGTAAATGTGAAGCTGGTTATTGATCTTCACAATATGGTTGTTGTTCTTCAGGTAGGTGGCGAACTTATCAAACAGGAAGGTTTTATCCCGGAAGAAGGATGTTTTCTTGAAGGCATCATCCCGAAGGATCACATCAAGTTCCTTGTCGGAAAGGGGCTTCTTCAGCACATAACGGTTAATCAGCCTGATACATTCACGGGCTTCTTCCTTGGTGAAATCGTCACTCTGAAGGGTCAGAATGTAGTTGAACAGGGTTTGGTTCCGCCCATCACCTTCCCCAAGGTTCGGGAAATCATAGTTGCTTTTCACTGGGGTCAGCCACTTGGGAAGTTCCTGAATCTCCCCTTCAGGGAAGTCATACAGAATGGGCCGTTCCACGCCACCGGACTTCAAGATTTCATAGCTGTTATTGGCTCCAACCTTTCCATCCGTGGTGATACCCACGGCCAAGGTGCATTTCGTCCAGCTTTTTTTAACACCACAGTTCTTGAATAAGAAGTGTTTTCCCCGTGTGGTGGCGTACACTCTGCACTTCAGTTCTAAATCCTGAACAATTCTGA